AATCTACGCGGGGAAGATCGACGAGAACATCGTTCAGCACCTCGCCCGCTGCGTCATAGCCGACAACGCGTTAACTGTACAAAAGATTACAGGTTTGAACCCTGCCCTGATGGTCCACGACGAACTGGTTTACGTGGTGCCAGAAGACGTAGCGGTGGAAACACTGGCGGCCGTTCAAGAGGTTATGAGAACACCGCCAGAGTGGTGGCCCGAGCTAGTAACTTGGAGCGAGGGAGACATTGCGGACACCTACGGGGACGCAAAATGAGACGGCATGATACGGCATGGGACACTAAAAAATGGTGTACAAGTAGTGTCGTTTCGTGTTATATACGTGTAAACATATTTAACGAGGAGTACGATATGGAACTTGCGAATAAAAAACGAAGGACAGTATCGCTGTGCTGGGGAACCCCGAAGGTGTCCCGTATCTATCAATGCGCGGCATGGGCCTGAGCCCAAGCGGCGACGCCCCGAACTACATAGCAGCTAGCCGAGAGCGGTTGCTAAAAGACCCTGACAAAATTTGCGAACGTCTGAATGTGGTAGATAAACATATGCAAAGCTACGACCAACAGCATCAGACCGTGGCCCTGCCGGTGGGGTTCGAGTTTCTACAACCGCTAGCCACCGCATACGCACGAGATTTGGGAGGATTTCTAGCGTTCTTACTTGATTTGCGAGACAGCTTCGACCGTAGAAGTCGACATTTCGTAGACATACAAAAATTATACAGGCGCGTTAACGGTAGGTACGTGCAGCAGTCACGGCGAGAGCGGATGGCAAGAGCCACTGAGAAAGCCGAAGCACTGGGAGGCTCAGTAACATACCCGCAACGTATCCAGTGGATGACGGACATGGAACACGATTGGGCGAGACGACGCCTCGAGTTCCTGAAAGTCGTGCGCAAAAATTCGGGTGAGCAGCACCTGTCAACAGAAGACCGTGCCGAGGCTCTGCTAGAGTTTTGGGACATTATCGACACTGAAATTTATGATGGGAGAATACCAAAGTGGAACTAAAAAATGCGTGGAGCTACTCCGCGCTCACCGCCTTCGAGACTTGCCCCCGTCGCTTTCAGTTAACGAGAGTGACTAAGCAGGTTCGTGAACCCCAGACAGAAGCGACGATTTGGGGTAACAAGGTTCATAAAGCGTTAGAGGACTTTGCCAAAAGCGGTAAACCTCTGTCGCCGGACCTAAAGAAGTACGAGAAGTACGTCAAAAAGATACAGTCATACGAGGGTAAACGTGTTGTCGAAGAACGCGTCGCCCTCGACCGTAACTTCCGGCCTACCACGTGGATGGCCAAGGACGTATGGGTTCGCGGCATCATCGACATCGGTGTCGTCGGCTCAGAGAAAGCGTATCTACTCGACTGGAAGACGGGCAAACGTCGCCCTGACTCCAACCAACTCAAGCTCTTCGCAGCACTGGCATTCGCCATGTACCCGTGGATCGACAAAGTTGTGACGGGGTTCATCTGGTTAAAGTCTGGTGAGTTTGATAAGGAAGTGTTCACGCGTGACCAGCTGCCTGAAATATGGAACGAATTTCTGCCAAGGTTGTCGCGCGTAGCCATCGCGTATGACCAAGATAAATGGACTCCCAAGCCATCGGGGCTCTGTAAGAATTGGTGCCCAGTGGGTCGCCAGCACTGTGAATTTTGCGGAGTGTAAGATGCTTAGGAAGATGCAACTCGACGATCTAATGGCTTTGACCAATAACGAACTCCTAGAGGCCGCTGTTGAAGAAAAGCAACTAACTTCTATTGAAGTAGAACTACTCCATCGTTTGGAAAGCTACGTCGCTCTGTACGGCGACTACCTAGAGGAGCAAGTCCACTAATGGCTATGACCCCCGAAGGTAAAGTGAAGAAGAAAGTCAAAGAGTACCTCCAGTCCATTGGGGCTTGGTACTACATGCCCGTCACCAACGGCATGGGTCGCGTCGGGTGCCCAGACATCCTAGTCTGCTACAAAGGTCTGTTCATGGCCTTCGAGACTAAGGCACCCGGTAAGATCAAGAATGTCACGGCTAACCAAGAGCGTGAGATAAACGACATCAGAAGTGCTTACGGGTTAGCACTTGTGGTCGACGACGTGGAACAAGTGAAGGAGGCTATACATGACAAAGTCATCGAAGCAGGAATTGAAGACTAAGGCAGCTTACAACAAGAAGCCCAGTGTCCAGAAGAAACGCGTGGCGAACAACAAAGCGCGCCGCGAGGCGATCAAGGAAGGCCGCGTCAAGAAGGGTGATGGTAAACACATCGACCACAAGGTGCCGCTCGACGCAGGTGGCAGCACAAAGAAATCTAACACCCGTGTTGTGAGCGCCGCCGCCAACAAAGGTTGGCGAGGTAAAAACCCGGGCATGTACACAAAAGGAGGGAAAAAATGAGCAACCAAGACGAGCGAGTATGGGCATACCTGTTGAAGCATAGAGCAACAGCCGACGCCAAAGACATCGCACTGAACTGTGACATTTCTGAGCAAGAAGCCATCGGCTACTTGGATCGAATATCGTCTGACAACTGGCGAGAAGTGGTTACACGTAACCATAATATAGGAGACAGCGACTACGCTGTTCACAAAATTCAGCCTTGGGACATCTGGCTAGAGTACGATCTTAACCCGTGGGACGCTGACATAGTCAAACGCGTTCTGAGGAAGAAGCCGGGGCAACGTCGCCTCGATTATGAGAAGATCAAACATGTCTGCGACGAGCGTATCCGCCAGCTAGACCTAGAAACAGACGAGGGCTCCCATGCTAGTTTGGAAACAAAAACAAGCTCTGCTGCTTAAAAGCAGAACGCCTGAGCGCATCACCAACGTCATCCCAACAGCTAAGACCTTCACTGTTAAGGGCATCCCCTACGTGGCGGTGCCCCACAAGTTGGCAGAGACAAAGGTGCTGAAGAACTTGGGCTACGAGCCACCTGCGCCGATCCGCGAGTACTACGACTGGCCGGGCCGCTTCAAGCCGTTCGACGCGCAACGCGAAGCTGCTGCGTTCCTGTCTATGTACAGCCGCGCGTTCAACCTGTCGGAACTAGGCACGGGCAAGTCACTGGCGTCCCTCTGGGCGTACGACTACCTGCGCAGCATCGGCAAGGTAAACAAGGCGCTGATCGTGTCGCCGCTCTCCACACTGGAGCGCACGTGGGCCGACGAGGTGTTCCAACACTTCCCGCACCTAGAGACTGCGGTGCTGCACGGCTCACGAGACAAGCGTATCAAGCTGCTAAACACTGATGTGGATGTGTACATCATTAACCACGACGGCCTCCAGATCATCGAGCCGCACCTTAAAGAACGCCCTGACATCGACATCATCATTATCGACGAGATCGCACAGGCTGCGCGCAACGCTGGCACGGATCGCTGGAAGGCAATCAACAAGGTTGTGAACCGCCAAGGCATACCACGCTACTGCTGGGGTATGACGGGTACGCCGACGCCTAACGCACCGACCGACGCATGGGCACAGTGCAGACTTATCAACCCAGAGAGTGTCCCGCCGTACTTCAACCGGTTTAAGGGGCAAGTCATGCGGCAGTTATCTCAGTTCTCTTGGGTTCCCAAGTCCGACGCCACGGACATCGTAAACAAAGTCATGCAACCGTCGGTGCGGTTTACTCGAGACGAGTGCGTCGACCTGCCTCCGCTAATGTACGAGACCCGCCAAGTGGCGCTCACCAAGGAACAGCAAAAAGCCTACAAAGAGATGGTGGCTAAGATGCGTACCGAGGCCGAGCAAGGAGAGATCACTGCGGTCAACGAGGCGGTGAAGATGGGCAAGCTGGTGCAGATCGCTTGCGGCGTTGTCTACTCCAACGACAAGCAGGAGGTGACGATACCGTCTACACCGCGGATCGAAGAGACCCGCGAGATCGTGCGTCAAGCCGAAGGCAAGGTCATCGTGTTCGTGCCATATGTATCAAGCGTGAACATGGTGGCCGAAGAACTGCGTAAAGACTTCACCGTTGAAGTGATCCACGGTGGGGTTAAGAAAGATGAGCGCGACCGCATTTTTGGCGCGTTCCAAAAGGGCAAAGACCTCAAGGTTCTGGTGGCACAACCCGCTGCTATGTCCCACGGGCTGACCCTGACGGCTGCATCTACCATCGTTTGGTATTCATGTGTGACGTCAAACGAAGTCTTCGAACAAGCCAACGGGCGGATCAATCGCCCCGGCCAAAAGATGAACAACTTCATCATCATGCTCGAAGGCACCCCTGTCGAGAAGCGTATCTACAAACGACTGCAATCTAAGCAGAAGATGCAGGGTGCACTGCTCGACGAAATCAAGGCGAATCGTGACGCCGTGATGGCTTGACAGCCGATCTTATATGAACTAATCTGTTTACACGTGAACACACCTAGAGGTAAATGACACCATGAACTTACTAAAACCTGAACAGGTTTCAGAAAAGCTAGGCATCACCAAAGCGGCGCTACCGGCTCTGCGGAGGCGTGAGACTACTTTTCCCCAACCAATACGAGTCTCGCAGAAGGTTCTACGTTGGGATGAAGCCGACATCGACAACTGGCTCAACTCAAGACGGGAGAACGAAAATGGCAACAATCTCAGAACTGGATGATTTATCCTTACTGAAAATCTTTATCGGACTGCGGGAACGCCGCGCCCAGCGCAAAGCTGCGTACCAAGACGACGACGCTAGCGATAAGGGTAAACAAGACAAGATCGAAGTAGAGTTCTTAAAACGCTTCCAAGACCGCGGTATTGATAACGTGGCCGCGCGAGACGTGGGAACTGCTTACAGATCAACACGTGCATCTGCCACCGTGGCGGACTGGGACTCGTTCCTAGATCACGTGAAGGAAAACGACGCTTGGGAGATGCTAGAGCGCCGTGTAAACAAGACTGCCGTGGAGCAGTTTAAGTCCGTCGAAGGTGATCTCCCACCCGGCGTCAACTGGTCGGAAACCCAAGTGGTTAACTTCCGCCGCAAATAAACTCAGAGGTAAATACTATGGCTAACGATATGGTCGCTTTTGCGGCATCAAAACTGCCCGCTCACTTAGCGGGAAAAGTAAAGACTGACAACGTATTCGCTAACGCGGTCTCCGCTGGCGGGTTCCCTGTCATTTCCATCAAGGGTAAAGTCTTCCACATCCAACGTGGTGACGAGAAGACCCTTGTAACTAAAGGGGAAGAAGGCGAACCAGCTGCTTCCCTCGAGGCAATCATCGTTGCGGTGAACCCAAACAAATCCAAGGTCTACTACGACCACGGTTACGAAGAAGGTTCTGTAGCAAAGCCGACCTGCTACTCGAACGACGGACTGGCACCCGCGGCGGACGCCGAGAACCCACAAGCCAAGAAGTGCGCAGCTTGCCCACATAACCAGTGGGGCTCACGCATCACAGACAATGGCGGTAAAGGCAAAGCCTGTGGCGACTCCATGCGTCTGGCGATTGCGCCACCTGACCAGCTTAACGACCCGATGCTAATCCGCGTACCAGCGGCGTCACTCAAAACACTGGGGCAGTATGGTGCGCAGCTGGCGAAGCGCGGTGTAGAACCACACCACGTGCTGACAAAGATTGGGTTTGACTACAACGTCGCTCACCCTGCGTTGACCTTCAAAGCTATGCGTTTTGTCGAAGCTGAAGAGCTCGCTCAAATCGAAGCGGTGCTGCTGGAAGAGGCAGAGACTATCGGTCAAATCACAGGAACGTCTAACCCCGTGATGCCAGAGGTAGAGCACAAAGCGGCCGAGGCTGCTCCTGCTCCTGCTCCTGCTCCTGCGCCCGCCCCTGCTCCTGCTCCTGCTCCTGCTCCAGCGGCAGAAGCTGCACCTGCGCCGGTAAAAGAGGCGGCAAAGGTTGACGACTACGACAGTATCGACGAGGCACTAGACAATCTCGACTTCGACGATTGATCTGCACCGACGCGCGTGACGGGGCTTCGGCTCCGTCACTTATCTGTTAACCCGTCAACACATAGGTAGGCACATGGGTACATTAGACTTCCTGAAGCTCGTGCTTCCGTTCCAAGGCAAACCCGTTCTCGGGCTAGCGCAACCTCGCAGTGATGGCGGTGTTTGGTTCAAGTGGAAAGATTACAATACAGTAGAAGAAGCGGCTAGCGCCGCTAGTTATTTCGATGGCCGCGGTGAGACAGTTTACTTTGGCGTAAACTCATTCGGAGATTGGTACGACGAAGAGGTTGTGAAGAACGGCGAGACTACTACCAAACGCCGCATCCGCACACAAGAGAACGTCGTGTCCTGCCGCGCGCTGTTCGACGACTTCGACGTAGACGTTAAAAAAGCCGACGCATCAGACACCAAAGAGGAAGCGTTCGAAAACGTTGTCGCTCTAGCCAAGGCGCTGCGCCTTACTCCTACAATCGTAAATTCCGGCGGTGGATACCACAGCTACATCCATCTCGACGAAGACGTGACCCCAGCGGTATGGGAAGAGTTGTCCGCCATGAAGCGCGACATCACCATGCACCTGAACATTAAAGCCGACCGCTCCGTAGACGGCGACATCGCCCGCATCCTCCGTCCCATCGGTATGCACAACCGCAAGTACGATCCTCCGCGTGAGGTGACACTACTTAAACAGGGCAAGACTTACACGGTTGAAAAAGTTCGCGACGTTCTAACGACATACATCCGCGAGAACAACGTAGCGCCAGCCCCCGTGGCTCGTAAGAAAAGCAACATGGCTAACCCCTTTGCCGCTGCGGTAGGCGACTACCCCGAGAGCTACGCAGAAGAGATCGCTGCGAAGTGCGGTGCCATTCGCACGTTCAAAGACAGCGGTGGCAACATCGCCGAGCCCCACTGGTGGGCCAGCATCGGCGTACTGAAATACTGCGAAGACGGCGAAGAAAAAATCCACGCGTGGAGCAGCGGGTATGACGGCTACTCACAGTCCGAAACCCAAGAGAAGATCGACGAGTGGGACGCGAACCCGACAAGCTGCATAGAGATGGATCGCCACGCGAACTGTCGCGCAGACTGCCCGTTTGCTGAGACCTGCAAGAGCCCGATCAGCTTGGGCTATAGAGAAACCGCTAAGTCCGTCGAGAAGCCGACCGTCGATGCAACCGTAACGACGGCCCCAACGGCGACGGCGACGCAGCAGCAGGGCGCAGTGATCGAGGGGCAACACATCCCCTACTGGCCGAGCTCTGGCTACCGATGGAACGGCGCGGCGCTCTCTAAGTCTTACGTTGACGACGAGGGCGTCGTGCACTGGACACCATTCTGCCGCTCATTTGTCTACCCGCTGAACCGGATCAAAGACAGCGAGGGTCAGTGGACTATCCACTGGAGAGCCCTCGAGAAGAACGGCAGCTGGCGCGAGTTCTACATGCCCATGTCCGAGTTAGCCTCCGCCGACCTTATGTCCAAGACCTTCGCCTCATACGAGGTGTTCCTGACAAGATCAAAAAACGCGAGGAATTTCATGGCAGAGTTTGCAGAAGGACTTATCGAGAAGCTCCAAGAGTGGCGCATCGAGACAGAAACGTTCACCCAGTTTGGCTGGACCAAGGACCGTAAAGGGTTCGTGCTGGGGACTAAAATGATTACCGCCGATGAGGAAGTAAACGTCCTGTGCGACGACGCTATCCCGCGCGACATCGCTGTGGACTTCGGCTCATCTGGTTCTCTGGATGAGTGGATACGCAACATCGACAAGCTGTATAATCGCCCCGGTGCCGAGCCGTTTCAGTTCGCGCTCTGCCACTCTATGGGCTCAGCCCTTGTTGAGTTGATGGGGTCATCTAACTGGCACGGTCTGCCGCTGGCGTTCACC